GATTCACTTCCTATCTATAGTCGTGATGCTCAATTGTTTTTGGGTTCACTTGAAGAATTGAATGTTTGGTTGCGAGGTGTTGAGTGGGCACGGCAATACGATGATCTATTAAAAGTTTCCAGTAAAGAAAAACGAGAACGCAAGGAACAAAATGTACGCAACATGCAAATGGTTGCACTATTGCGTGACGAAAAATTAGTACTCAAAAAGTAGTACTTGACAATAATACATAACGGTTGTATAATAGATACATATTTTGAACAAAGGAACAACATGTCAGCAGGATGGATTCACAAATTAAATGAGAGTGACAGTCGTCTTCACAAAGAGGATGTACTCAAGCAAGCACTAGAGGCGTGTGTTCTTGGTTCAACTAATGCTATCAATTTTTTGACACTAGCCAAAGTTTGTTACAATCCCTATGTTACATTCGGTGTACGCAAAGTACCTGATACAGTAGGTATCACTGGTGCAGAGAATCCTTGGGAAGACTTTAATCATCTATTGCATGAATTAGGTCAACGAGCCTTAACTGGTAATAAAGCACTAGAGGCAATCAGTGCAATGAGTGAACGATTTGACAGTGACGAATGGAATACATTCTGTGCCGCTGTTATTCGCAGAGACCTTCGTTGTGGTGTCTCTAGTACCACTATCAACAAAATCTGCAAAAAGACAGACTACGAAATTCCAATCTTTGGTTGCCAATTAGCAACCAACAGTGAAGGTCGTCCTGAAATGAAGGGCACTAAACGACTTGAGCCTAAACTGGATGGTGTTCGTATGTTGTTAGTTGCTATCCCGGCTGATAGTAACACAGGTGAAATCACAACTATTTGCTATAGCCGCAATGGTAAACAATTTGACAACTTCACACACATTGAAGATCAGGTTCGTGACAACTTTTACAAATTGGTACGCAAAGCCGGAACAAGTAATTTAAGTATGGGCTTTGTCATGGATGGTGAAGTGATTGGTAATAGTTTCCAAGAACTCATGCGTCAAGCACGCCGCAAAACAAACGCACAGGCTGAGGATAGTGTTTACAATGTGTTTGACATTATCCCATTGCAAGATTTTCGCCGTGGATATTGGAATGCTCAACTTGACAAGCGTATCAAAATCTTAGATGATATGCGAAGTGTCATTGACAGTATGCCTAATGTTGAATTGCTTCCACACATCATGGTTGACTTAGACACAGCGGCTGGTAAAGATCAACTAGAACGCTATGCTAAGGATCAAGTTAATCTAGGTTTTGAAGGCATTATGATTAAAGACATGGATGCACCTTACGAATGTAAGCGTAGTACATTCTGGATGAAATGTAAGCCTGTTATCACTGTTGATTTGGAGGTGATCGGTGTTGAAGAAGGTACTGGACGAAATCAAGGTCGTTTGGGAGCACTTGTGTGCAACGGAGTGGACGACGGAAAAGAGATTACAGTCAATGTTGGTAGTGGCTTTAGTGATGGTGATAGAGATAATTATTGGCGTGACAGTAGTTTTATCATTGGTCGCACTGCTGAAATCATGTGTGATGTGATTACACAAAATCGTGATGGTACATACAGTTTGCGATTCCCTCGCTTTGTAAGATTCCGTGATGACAAATAAGGAAAGAAAATGAGTACAGTTGAAAACAATGCGAACCAAGTAGCTGAAACGTTGACACCATTACAACAAGCATTACTAAGTCGTGCCGATGCAATCATGGACAGTATTGGCAAAACAGTTGACAAGGCATCACAATTTGCGGCAGATCAAGTGCCCGATATTGCCATGCAATATGTTGCTTATGGACGAGCAAGTAACACAGTCTATCTAGTGATTGGTATTGCATTTTTAATACTAGCATTTTTGATGTGGTTTCGTTGGTTGCCCAAGTCTGATCGTGATGATTACGAAGCGGGATATTTTGTCGGGGGACTTGTAATCGGTATTATAGGTTTGGTGACCACAGGAGCACATCTTAATACCTTTATTATGGTTTGGTTCGCACCAAAGATTTATCTAATCAATGAAATTGCTCGGTTAGCGCATCAGGTACACTAATGAACTATTGGGAACAAAAAGAGTTAGAACAACTTAAGATTGAGAATGCTTGGCTTGATGAACTTAGTCCATTTATGAAGTTAATGGATAGTCATGCTGGTGCAATACTTGCGATAGTTCTTGTTAGTGTTGTTACTTTTAGTTTAGGGTTATTGATTGGATTTGTTATATGATTAACATTCAACTACTTGAGCAAGATGACATTGTTGAGCCAGAAGATTGGTGTCGTCCACTGAGCATCACTTCAATGAGTGGTGGACATAGTGACTATTACAGTTTTCAAAGTCAATATACAGGTGCTCCCGAAAACAATGTCAAATGGCTCAAGGTCAAGTACATACTTGGTCGAGGATGGCATGGAAAGACTGTAGCAGAGATTGATGCCAAGTTGGGTAAGTTTGTCAAGTACGAATATGTGCGAGGTAATATTCCAACACGAAGCAAACTAAGTTTGAGTGGCTACAATATTACTGACCATACAAAAGTTTTTTATAACGAGGATGACGAATGAACGAACAAATTGAACATTGCTTGTATAAATCGGGCTTGACTGCACAAGGGTGCTGGGATGAACTGGATGATTATGCCCGAGAGTGCATTGAAAAGTTCGCCGAGTTGCTTATATTGGAATGCGCTAATATCGCTGATTCGGCTGAACCTTATCTTTCCTCAGATTTAATTAAAGAACATTTCGGAGTTGAATGATGCAACTGGAAGATTTAGAATACATTTTCAAACCACAGATTGAAGAAGGCACAGTCAATCTCTACTATATGTTGGTTGAAGGTGAACATAAAACAGTAGAGCGGTGCCCATCCGATCAATTGGAATCACTGTTGCCAATGTTGGACAACTTTGTCTACACTGGCACTGAGGCAAGAATACCCAGATTTACAAAATGAAACCTAAAAAGGAATTTGAAATGAACCCAGATGAAAATGAATTATATCGCATCACATGGCGACAAGATTACCCAGAGTTTCAAGAAGCTGTTGACAGTGCTATGGATATTCTGTTAGAATTGAGTGAGTACAAAGAAGCAAAAGAACTAATTGCTTATATCAAATCCAAACTCTAAGGAATAATTATGGTAACAATCGTTAAACATGAATGGCATCAAGTTGATAGTCAATTTGCTTATGAACTAGATGAAGATAAACTAAGCGAAATCTATCCAGACTTGGATGAGGATGAGATTGCTTCATTGCTTCAACAAATCATTGATGGTGAAGTTGATATTGATGATGTAATGAATGACGCATGGAATAATGATATTGACATTGATTGGGAACGCCAATACGATGATTGGTGGACTGACCGTAAAGGTGGATACGATGTTACTTATGAACTAGGTGACGAAGATAGTTATCATACAGAACCAGAACCAAGTCCTCCATCAATCAAGTGTACCAAATGTCGTTGGGAAGGTAATAACTATGAAACTCGCACAACCTATGTAAATGAACAAGGTGAAGTATTACCTGATGACTGTGAAGAATGGCATGATACTAAAGATGTATGCCCAATGTGTGATAGTGAGGTTGCATTAACAGAATATGGTCAACAAGAGAAGGAAGCTAGAGACAAGCGTATGGCTGAACTTGACGCACTGCTAGAATCTACTGATGAAAATGAGTAAATAGTAGATGGATCAATATAATTTAGTAGGCAAGGTATACATTTTCCCCGATGGTGTAAAGTTGTCAGTTCTTCAAATCAAAATGCGTGAAGATGAATTAGGTCAAACCGTACCCGTCATCACGTTTACTACTCAACAAGGTAAATCATTACCAAAAAAACAACTTATGAAGCAAACTGAATTCGTTACTTCATTTGGTCACTTGTTTGGGTTGAAGGAACCTCCTATTAAACCCCTGAGATAAATTATGAACACACTGAAAAGAATATTTTCATTAAGTAACGGAGCGTTACTTGTAGCATTAACACTAAGCACAATCGCTGCCTGGTATAGTATCATTGGCTTGACTGCAATCTTTAGTGGTGCAGTCATGCCTATTATCATTATGGGTTCAGCACTTGAACTCGCAAAGATTACAACTACAGTTTGGCTGCGTAAGTACTGGCATCGTTGTGCATTGATTATGAAAATTTATCTGGTGCCCGCTGTTGTGTTACTTGCGTTACTAACAAGCATGGGTATCTTTGGTTTCTTGAGTAAAGCACACTTGGATCAAGGTATTGGTAGTGGTGACATTGCTGCCAAAGTTCAATTGCTTGACGAAAAGATCAAAGTACAAAAAGATAACATTAGTTCTGACCGTGCTATGTTGGCACAAATGGATCAGCAAGTTAATGATATCATGTCAAAGGGTGACAGTGAACGAAGTGTTGAACGAAGTGTTGCTATTCGTAAACAACAGGCACCTGAACGAGCACGAATATTAAAAGACATTGAAGTATCCAACACAACAATTCAAAAACTCAATGAAGAACGAGCACCTATTGCTAGTGAGTTTAGAAAAACAGAAGCAGAAGTGGGTCCAATCAAGTATATTGCTGCATTGATTTACGGTGACCAAGCAAGTCAAACTATGCTTGAAAGTGCTGTTCGTTGGGTTATTATCTTACTAGTTGTTGTGTTTGATCCTCTTGCGATTATGTTAGTAATTGCTGCTAACCAAAGCAAAGAGTGGGACAAAGATGATGATGTCGAAGATGACACTATCGCTGTGGCTGAATATACACAGGAAGAAATTGATACGTTATCCAATGAATTTGAAGAAGCACTAGCAGAACCAATTAAACAAGATGTATCAGTGTTGGAAGTAACTGATGAAGAGGAAGAAGCATTCAAAGAATTAGAGCCAAAGCCTGAACCAGAACAGTCTGTGTTAGAACTACATCCATACTTGAATCAACCATTTGTACATTTCAAAGAATTGACTCCTATGGTTGCAACTAGTCCACATGAAGATGTAATGGATCTAGTAGAGTTCCATGATGAAGAAATTCCTGAAATCATTGATGTTAAAATCACTCAGGATGAAGATACTCCACCTTTCGAGGGAATCAAAGATGTAAATACAGGTGAGTGGATTCAAACAGGTCCTGCATTTGAAGAACCAAAGAGCACAACAACACCATATGATAGTATTGTAGGAGAGTATGTTGAAGTCAATGGTAAAAAGATGCACAAAGACACAATCAGAATGACACACCCTGAATTGTTCTTACATGTTGATGGAGCACGTGAACCAAGAACAGATTTTGGTACATCATTTCCTGAACAAGCGTTTCCAGGTGATACCTTTGTAAGAGTTGACAGCAATCCTAACAAGGTTTTCAAGTTTGTAGGGCACAAGTGGATTGAATCAAACAAAGAATCTACTGAAAGCTACTTAAGTAATACTGAATACTTACAATACTTAGTAAGTAAGATTGCTACCGGTGAGTATGATCCTGAACTATTGACCGACAGTGAACAAGATGCAATAAAACAACATATCAGTGGCAATAAAGGTTGACAGTAAAAGGTACTTACTGTATACTTGATCTTATCAACATACACTCACAGGAGTTTTTATGAGAGTCTTTTTATCACTAGTGTTGGTAGCATTGCTATCAGCGTGTAGTTCAGCCCCAAAAGTGGGCGGCGAGTCAAATGGCGCATTGACACCAATCGCAAGTCAAAAGTTGTCTACCAACTTTAAGCGACAAGGCGTCAAACTTGAATGGGATTGTGCATTTGGTACAGGCATGTTTGGTGTCACTGATGCAGTTTGTGTCAAGGGTGATATTAAGTCAATCGAGGTCACTGCATACGCAACAAGTTTTGGCAATAGTGAAAACAACCGAGAAAATGCGTTTGTTGTAGCCGAAATGAAAGCTAAGGCAAAACTACGTCACTTCATCTATGAAGATATCTCTAGCACCAAAACTGTAACCACAGTAGCTAAAAACGTAGAAAAAGCCAACGACAATATCAAGTCTAAAATTAAGACTGACGAGGTCGAACTAACTGACGATGACGCAGATAAAGAAGCCAATATCTCGGTACGTGAGAACACCAACGACACTGTACGCACATTGACCGAGTCAATTCGTAGTCAAGCACAGGGTATTTTGAAGGGTGTTTACATCAAAGATGAAGACGTAGTTGACCGTCAAACTGTTAAAGTCACAATTCGTTGGGACAAAGATAGTGGTCGCGGCAGTGAACAACTTCAACGTATGTTCCGATGAAATACCTAGTATATTTGGCAATGCTGTTTCTTACAGCATGTGCTAGTACTAGTAAGACAGATTCCAATAACACAATAAAAGTTATTGGATCTGGTAACACATACGAACAAGCTAAACAAGATGGTTTCAAACAAGCAATTGAAATTATAGTTGGTACTGTTTTGGTTTCCGGTAAGGAAACACACGATGATATCTTAACTAAAAATGATATTGTTGTTCATAGTGCAGGCTATGTGGATGATTATAAAATTGTAAACCAATACACAAGTTTAGGAAAAACCAATCTTGTTATGGAAGTTACTGTACGTGATAGTCTAATCGCACAACGTATTTTAACCAACAATAAAAATAATCAAACTGTTGAGGGTTCTAGGTTAGCCGATCAATACAACACTTACATGACCAATCGTTACACAGGCGATGAATTGATTGACATGTATTTCAATGACTTTCCTAAACATGCTTTCAATGTCACTAAGGGTAATACCAAGTTTATGCTTGACGGTGATCGCAATTCAGTTTTAGTTATACCATTTGAGTTACATTGG